CCGTTTCCAGGTCGCCTATATCCTGCTCAAGGCCAACTTGAACCAACTGATTCACCCGCGCGCGGTGATCAAGCAGAAGTACAACGGCCACCGCCTCGACGAAGAAATCGTACGCTCGATCCTCACGTTCTCGTTCTTCTTCGCGATCACCATCTGCATGATCGCCCTGGCCTTGTCGCTGCTGGGCCTGGATTGGATGACCGCCCTGACCGGCGCCGCCAGCACCGTGTCCGGCGTAGGCCCGGGCCTGGGAGAAACCATCGGCCCGGCCGGCAACTTCGCCAGCCTGCCGGATGCGGCCAAGTGGATTTTGTCGCTGGGCATGTTACTGGGCCGGCTGGAGATCATTACAGTCTTTGTTCTGTGTATTCCTGCGTTCTGGCGTCACTGACCGTCGAGGTTTCCAACAGACGCGCCCGGTACTCGCCGGGCGTGCTATCGAACCAGCGGCGAAACGCGCGAAAGAAGTTGCTCGGGTCAGCAAACCCCAACAGGTAGGCAATTTCCAGCAGGGTCATGCTCGGCTGCGCCAGGTATTGCTCGGCCAGTTCGCGACGGGTGTCGTCGAGCAAGGTCTGGAAACTGGTGCCCTCCTCCTGCAAACGCCGTTGCAAGGTGCGCTGGGACAGGTGCAGGGTCTGGGCCACCACTTCGCGCTTGGGCTCACCCTGGGGCAACAGGCGGCACAGTACCTGCCGAGCCTTGTGGGTCACACGGCTTTCCGAGAAGCGCGCCAGGTATTCACCGGCAAACCGATCATGCAACAGCGCCATGGCCTCGTTAGCGGTGGGCAGCGGCGCGTCCATGTCGGCGCGCTCGAAGATCAACGCGTCGTAGGGCGCGTCGAACTCCAGTGGGGCATGGAACGCTTGCCTGTAGGGCGCCAGGTTCGCGGGCTGCTCGCCTTGCAACAGCACCTTGCGCGGTTGCAGGGTGCGACCGGTCAGCCAGCCGCACAATGCCAATGCACAGGCCAGCGACGCTTCGGCGCTTTGCCGGGTCGGTGGCAGGTGATCGCCATGAACCGTGAGGATCAGCGCATAACCTTCGGGTAACAGGCGGAAACTCAGGTCGGCACTTTCGGCAATGATGCGCTGGTAACGCACCAGGCGCATAAAACCTTCGGCCAGGGTGTTACTGGACATCAGCGCATAGCCGGCCACATGGAACGACGCCGGGCGCACCACCTTGCCCATGTTCAGGCCGATCGCGGGGTTGCCCGATAACTCAACCGCGCGCTGCCAGAGCCGCGTCATGGAGTCTTGCGGAAAACGCGCATCGGGATCGTTGAGGGCGGCGTAGTCCAGGCCCAGTTGCTGGAACAAGGCATGGCAATCCAGGCCGTCCATTTCCAATGCCTTGACTATCCCCATCGCCCAGCTTGCAGAAGTTGTTCGTTCGCTCATGGCGTCTTCTTAAAAAAGCAGGCTCAACCAGCAGCCAGGAAGCCAAGGATACTAACCTGTAGAGGTTAATTCAGAGCCCGCTAATAGCAAGCCCTCCAGCCAGATCATTTTGGCTGGATGGGGTCTCATAGGGCCTGTTGGGGCCCGCAATGCCAACATTATGACAGCTTGTCATTTCTCACGGCGTCCTGCCGAACGAACACAATCCCATAAAAACCATCGTTTGGTATAAAGTAACCAACCCAAATCATAAGGACATGCGCTATGAACCTGAATTCAAAAACCGTAAAGCTGCGCCTGGTCGAAGAATCGGATGCAGAGTTCATCGTAAGCCTGCGGATTGACGAAAAGTACAACAAGCACCTGTCTGCCGTGACTGGCGATGTCGACGCCCAGATAAACTGGATTCGCCGCTATAAAGAAGACGAAGCCAATAAGCAACAATTCTACTTCATTATCGAACGCCTGGATGGCGTGCGGTGTGGGACCGTCCGGATCTACGACTTCGTAGGCAATTCATTCAGTTGGGGCAGCTGGATACTCAACGAGCAAAAGACGCGTTACGCCGCTATCGAGAGTGCATTCCTGGTTTACAGCTTCGGATTTGAAGAGCTTGGATTTGAACGGTGCCACTTCGAAGTTCGCAAAGGAAACGAGCGTGTGATCTCGTTTCACGAAAAAATGGGAGCGGCAAAGACCGGCGAGACTGATCTTGAATATCTCTTTGAGATAACAAAGTCAGCCGTGTATGAATCGCGCGCCAAGCTACAGAGCAAGCTGTGACCTACTTGTAAATCGCGTCATAGGCCTGCTCGCAGGTCACTCCCCGGCTGTGGCTTTGATCAGCAAATCCTGCCAGGTCGCCCGCTCGCTGGTCAGCGCGCTTGAGCACGTCGGCAAGCACCATGACGGCACGGGTAGCTGCCGCGCTTGCGGCGGCAGTGCAGGAATGGCTGCCGGCTTGACCGACTGCGAGTCGAGCGGCAAGGTTGTCTGCCGCCCCGCGCAGGCTGTCAGCAGAAGCGCGAGCGGTAGCAGCATCACCAACCGCTTGATCGATCGCATGTTGTCCATCTTCCGTCACCTTGTCGAGTTTGAGTTGCCATGCTTGTTCTTTGTCGCGCGCGGCGGCCTCGTTAACGGCTTTTGCCGTAGCGTCATCCGTATCGCGGGCACTCCACTTGGCCTGCCAGTCGTCATTTGTGACGGACACCCCATGGTGATAGGCGCCATACAGCACGCCCAGGGCCAGAAGCACCGCGGCTATATAAGGAATGGATTTCAGCAGGATCGTGTTCATGCCAACACCTTCAGCGCAGTGTTGTAGAAGGCGACGCGCTCGGCCAAGCCGTTGATCCCACCATTGATGCGACGGGTGATCATCTCGAACGAGCCAGAGTCAGCCAGTTTGTTCAGGTCGCGGGAGTTCCAGAACCAGGCCGCAGACTTAGCCGCCAACTCGGCCTGCTCCAATAGCTCTGGTGTGCGTAGCAGGCGGTCGTCGCCGAACAGCGCCTTACTGCACGCCAGATAGTTGTCATGCCCTGTAATCTGGATCAGCCCGCGCCCGCGGTACTTCTGCCCGTCACCGTCGGCCTCTGGTGTATTGCCCAGCCGCTTCGCCAGGGTGCCAGTGTCGTACTTGCTCAGGTACTGATCGCCGCCCAGCTCGCGCACATACAGGAACTGGCCCGACTCATGGCCGACCTGGGCGATAAACGCCGCCATCCGGAGCTTGGTGTTGATCTGGTACCGCTGCATGGCCAGGTTCAGCGCAGATGCAAAAACACCGGCATTGCGGCCGGCGTTCGGGGTGATCTGCAGCAGTTGCTGTGCTGTGATTGGCATGTCAGATCGCCTTGTAGAAGTTGATTTTCGTGGTCATGCCTACAGGCTCGCCGTCCGTTCCGGCGTCGTCCGGCTGCACCTTGAAGCCCAGGCGTATTACAAAGGCCCGCGTCTCGCTCCACTGGTGCACCAGATAGAACCCATACCAGTGCTTCCCACTGTTCTCGGTAGTCACAAACTGCCAGCCAGCCTCGCCTGGGTGATCGCGGACGGTGTAGTCGCCGACATAGGTGATCGTGCTGCCCTTTATCGGCGCCTGCCACAGCTTGACGAACCGCATGTTGTTGACCGGGTTCCGTACCGCAGCCCACCACCACATCGCCATGAACGAGTCGACCTTCCAGCCGAAAGGGGTGTTCTCAGCCCACCAGCCGCGCCGATCACCCTGAAGGCCGTCGTAGTCATTACCGAACAGCCATGCCCAGCGCGGAAGGCTCACGATTGCGCGGCCATCACTCTTGCTGATGTCGTCAACCCTGAACGGGATAGCGGCTGCGACCACAAGCAGGCCGACTAGGTCGGTGACAATATTGCAGGCAAGCAAAAACACCCACTGGCATATCGCCCTTGAGATTTTGAGCATGGTCATCTCCAAAAGAAGCCCAAGGCGCAGCAGCCCCGGATTGTATTGCTTGATTTATTAACTTGAACTATTAAACAATTACGATGCCGGTTTTTCTGGCCAGACCGGATTAGTAACAGTGAGATCAACCGCTTTTAAAGCGCGGTAGTAAGCCTGCCAAGCTTTGGCGATTAATGCTTCTTCGTCTGTGGCATCGCCAAGCTGGAGAGACACCAAGATAGGCGCCATAACCCTCGATGCTTCATCAGTTCTTGCAAGCTGCTCGTTACCATTCCGCATAACGACCTGCTCGTGCGTTGGGACAGGATGCAGATGCGCTTCCAGCGCCGCGCCAACAAGCGGCACCATGTCAGCACCATACCCCATAGCGATCTGACTCTCGTCATATGCGTATACGAGCCCGTCAATAGGGTTTGTAAAATACAAGTATGTATCGTTCATATCATTTCTACCCATTTGCTAATGGTTGCGCCGCCGGTAAGGTCCACTTTATAAGTCTGCCCATTCCCCACAAGGAAGCTTACCGGAGCCGTCGCCCCAGAAGTTCCGAGGTCTCCAGTGTAGACAATGGTCGAGCCAACCGTGACCGTGACCGTATCTACGCCAGGCTGGGTGGCTATGGAGACAACCACGAGAATCGGAAAGTTATTTGAGTTTGTGTAAGTGGTGCCGCCCACTCGCGAGCCGGTGACATCGGAGTATGTCCTGTTGTAACCAGCAGTCATCATCAGGGCGTTATTAATTTTACCCTGAAGGCGTAGCGGGGTTACTGCTTTTGTCGACTCGGTTCCCGCCGAAACCTCTTCGGAGGTCGCTAAGAAAACTAGGCCGCGAGCGGTCTCGCTTGCGGCAATTAAATATGACTGAAGCTCTTGATAGACAAAGTTTGTATTTGCCAATCTCGCACTATTGTCGTGTAGTGGAGGAGTTGAGTTTGTGCCAGGCGTCCCGGTGAAAAATGGGCTGTTGATAGGTGCAAAAGAGGTAACATCTATTGGTAACTGGTCGAGAATTACCAAATCAGTGCCGTCGTACTCAACGTCTGCGAGCTGGTTGGCTGCGAACACGGCCGCCACCTTGGCACCGGTGGAGTCGTATTGCTTGATGCTCTTGGCGCCTTTGCCGGAAACGTTGATGGTGTCTGTGCCCGTGCTGTTTTGGCTGAATTTCACACGGAGTCGCAAAGGTGCCGAGTACGCAGAGATTGACGGAGTCGGAGTAAGAGTTAGTGCTCCAGCGCTTCCCGCAGTCGTAAATGCAGTTCCGGACTGAAGCTGCTTCAAGACCTGAAGTGCGTCGAAGAACTGCGACGCACCCACGGCATCAACAGCGCCATTGGCTGTAACGCCTGCAGCACTTAGAAGCGACTGAAAGAAACCTTCTTTGTCGTTCGCCCAGTCTTGCTCAAGATATGATCCGTCTTTGGCGTTCGGTGCAGTCCTGTTTTTGAATGATCCCAGCGGGTATTCGGAAGATGGGTTGTTGAACCGGTTTGGGTACCGCTCGTTAAGCTTCAGCGACATGTTAAGCCCCTATATATCCTGCAAATTCTGCGTCTTCGTCACCGAACTCAGCATCCATATCGCCGAACTCGACCATTCCGAACCCCTCAAGGAATCCGTTAAATCTCACCGATTGCGGCTTAGGAACCAGTCCTGCATTTAGCAGTGCGAACCGCTCAAGATCGGTTATCTGCCCGTAGAACTCGATACTGAAAGACATATCCTCGCCGTCCGTCACGCGCAGAACATCAGCGTGCGGGAGCAGGAAATTCATACCGTCGAGGATGTTCTCAATCGTCGTATCGCCGTTGTTCTTGATGATCTTGGCTTTGATGACCAGTCGGTAAAGGTCATCCGATAGCTGCCCGTATTGATCGATCGTCAGGGCGCTGAACATCGCGCCATCGTCGCCAAACTCATCGCCGTCCGTTAAATCGAAAAGCCCAGGGTTCATTGGGAATGCGCCAACGAAACTACGCGGCGCCACGACGATCCGGCCGATTACGTTCAACTGTTCGCCGAACACGTTGTCGATGTCGTAACTCTTGCGCACCGCCTCGGCTGCATCCTCAATGCTCCCGCCGAGCCTCTTGGCGATCGCATACCAGGCCACTGCCTTGGGCTTGTCGCGGTATTGCGCGTAAATGCGGTCTGGGATGTTCATCAGGTGATCACTACGGTGATGTTGCTCTCCGTCCACCGGGACATTTGGTTGTAGGCGATGACAGCGTTCGCCTGGACGCCATTGAGGCTTGACGAAGGAAAGTCGACGTAGCTGTTGCCGTATGCCCCGATGACCTTGTTGACCGGCGTGAAGATCGTGCTGAACGGCACGGTCTCGCCAATATCAAACCCGCTGATCTTGAATCCCACGTCTGCTGGGATCAGGTCGCCGGCCGCGTACTCCATCATCGCCTCCTTGATGAGCTGGTCGGCGTTGTCCGGTAGCGTTCCATCGTTGACTACGTGAATGACCGGGAGCATGTCCACGTAGATCGGGCGGCTGGCGCGGATCACCTTCTTGTTGGTCGGGTATTTCGGCGACGTCACCTCAACCTCGAACGGCGTTCCTGCCTGGTACAGCAGAGGGCCGGGGTTCTTCTTCAGATAGATCGCCATAGCGATATCTTCATTGGTGCCGCCGTCGACGATCACCGCATATGACTTTCTTGGAAGGCCGTGAGGGTTGTCGACTGATACGGCCGAGCTATCGGTATCGTTCTCGTAGATCTTGACGCGGCGCACGCCAGGCACCGAGTACAGTTCGCCGTAAGTGGAGTCGATCTGATTGTTGCCGGGGCGCCCTACTGCCGTCGCCCGGGTTACGCGTAGCTGTTCGTCGCGCTGACCGTCAGTGCCTGGTGTTGCCGGAGTGGCGTTTGTAACGCTTGCCAGGCCTGCCACCACGTCCACGATGCGGGTAATAGTGCCGGCGTCAGCCTGGGTAGGCCCGACGACTGTGCACGTCGCGTTGACGGTCGCCGACCCCAGGGAGTCAGCTGTCACGGCCTGGTCAGTCGTCCAGCGGCTGCCGGTGGTGACCGACTCGAAGCGGTTGCCCGACGGGATTGGTGTACCTGGAGTAGCGGTTATGGTCAGTTGCACGCTGGAGCGAGAACCGCCCGATCGGATGGTGGCAGTCAGCGAGCATACAATATCGAGGTCGTTGCCCTTGGCCTTTTTCGGGTCTTTCGAGTTGTAGGCCTGCTGCAGCCTTTCATCGAGCGCGTAGAAGATCTCCGAGTCGTGCGCCATCTTCAGGCCGTCGGGCGTCGAAGGGTCAAAGTTCCACAGCGGATCAATATCCAAGTAGAACTGGCGCTCCTGGGCAAACCAGTCGTTTTGCGTCTGTAGCACGTAGCCGGTCGAAGTCAGGCTAGCCATTCAGTGTTACCTCTTCCAGGCCGAACTCAGTGAGAATCCCAGCGGTTACGCTGTAGGTACGGTTGTTGATGTTGAAGTCGGCGGAGAAGCTGGTGAGCCGGATCACGCCGGGGGTGTTGGCGATTCGCGCCCTGAGGGCTGCCTCGGCAGTAGACAGGCTGGTGAACTTCCCAAGGATCTGTTCGTACCACGGCGTGCCGTCGGTGATGTCTCGGAAGTACTCGCCCAGGAACAGGCGAAGCCGGGTCAGCACGGTCTGTGCAACCTCGGACTGTCCGGTGATGAACTGTTGCCCGCGCGTCACGATGTCGCCTGTTTCGTCGTCCAGCCTGCGTACTGTCATGGAACTGGAACTCCGCTTGTCCCGGAGCCCGGGGTTACACCGCCATGGCGATGCGTATTGAGGTTTGTGCCGGCGGCGGTGATGACGTTTCCGTCCGGCGTTATCTTCAGCCCGTTAATCAGGAAGGTGCCGTCTGCCTGCAACTGAAAGCTGCCCGCGCCGTTCTGCATCAGGGTTGTGCCGTCGGCCAGTACGTTGAACCTGGCCACCCCGTTGTCCATGGAGATGCTGTTGTCGTTCTTCAGCCAGACGAATTGGGTGCCAGCCTTGTTGCGCATGCGAACGCCGTTATTCTGGAAGTCCGGCAGCGCGTTGGGCTGCGACCTGAACCCAGGCAGGAACATGGCGTCCTGCATGTTGTGGAAGCGCCCGATTGGGTTTTCCGCCACCCCGCCGCTCTGCACCCACCCATCAATGCAGCGCTGAGAGAACAGGATGTCCCCCTCACAACCAGCATCGATCTGGTACTCGACGCAGTAGTCACCGCCGGGGAAGTAGACCGGAACCTCGATGATTGGAGGTATCGTGAACTCGGCACCGTTGATGTCGACCCTCAATATCCCTGGCTGCACCTGGGCAAGCTGCGTGACTGGGTCGAAGGTCCTGACGTGCCCGGGCAGCGAAGTGCAAACACCTTTCATCACCTCACGAAAGGCGTCGCGCATCATCTTGGCCTGCTTAGTGCGGCCTTCTTGTTTGAGCATTTCCCGCTCCCGCCTTTGTCGTGGGCAATAAAAAACCCGCCGAAGCGGGGTTGTTAAATTTCGTGATGCTGGTTCTGTTTTATCTGACGCTTCCGAACCCGTCGGTCAGCACGCCTTTTTGGCTGTACTGACTGCTGATCAGCTTGCCAATCTTGGCGTCTACCTGACGCAGGCTGGACAACATTCCTTTGGTAGGTCCGCCACTCAGCGATTTGCATCCCATGCGCGCCAGGTAAAGGTCATGCTCTCGAATCGACACGGACATAGCGTTGTAAATCTCCATGTTCCTTGACCTTAGAGCCAGCGTAACGGCGCCTGCACCATATAACGGATCATTGGCCACATTCACGACGCCAGAACCAGAGCTAAGCGCGGTGTCGACATAGTTGTACATCTGCCGACCATCGCACTGGCCGCCATCATCAGCCAGCGCGATGAATGGCAGCATTGCTGCTGCGGTGAGGATAACCAGACTTGTCTTCAACATTTAAGGGCACCAGCGAGGCTTTGGGTATTGCTCGGAAATGTAGCAGATCGCCAGCGCAAGTCATTGACCAGTCGTCATCGCACGAACTGCTGACCGCGCATGTAGGAAGTGTTGACGGAGGCGACGGCCTCGCCACGGGTAATTACCCCGTTACGGTTTATGTCCAGGCCGGAGTTGGCCGCGTACTCGCGCTGGTAGGGGCCAGTGTCGCGCTCCCACATCACGTATGAGTCTGGGCGCCCTACCGCTGCCGGCCATAGAACGGCCAGGTAGGCGTCTCCCAAGTTGCGGATGCGACCTGAGTAGGGCTTGTAGTAGGCCTCCACGTAATCGAGTTGGCGCACAGCGGTCATGCGTGCGAGCTGAGCAGTGGATGTACCAACCTCGCGCGCAGACGCCTCCAGGAACTGAATAAGGCCCGTTGCTGTACTGCCTGGGTTCCGCGCTGCTGGACTGAACGTGTAACCAGTCTCGAAGCCCATCACGGCCATGAGCCAGTTGGGATCGAACGACATCCGTTCGCATATCTCACGCACCTTCACCCGGAACGCCTGGTCGACCCTGGCTCCCCAGATCAGCTTTCCGTTTTGCTGGGTTGCGATCTCGGTAGCTGCTGGCGCGGTACCGGCGCGCAGGCCGTCGATCTCGGTTCGCCACAGGTCGCTGTGCGAATCGCCTGAATGCTTCATCGCGAAGATGTTGTATTCGCCATTTGCGGTCGCGTCACCACTGAGCTCAGAGATGAACAAATTCCCGGTATTGAAGGTGGCAAACTCGCTTTCTACATTTATCCTTCCGTTGATTCGTAGTGCGGGATTGAGCTGCACGGCCACGAATACGCCAAGGCCGTCAGGCCCGCGGGAAACCTCTGGGATGCCGATCATTCCGCTGAACTGATCAACTCTCACCATCGTGGTGGTGCGCGGCATGTTCGGCTTGGTAACGACGATGCGCCCGCGATCCTGCATCCATTCAAATTTGTAGGCGTATGCCAGTTCGGTCATTGCTTTCGGGATGTCTCCGTCAACCACGAGGCCCGAAGAAAGCGGCCTGGCGTCGGCAAACTGAGCGTTGTCGATATCGATTGGAAGCGGCCATGCCGCGGCAAGAGCGCGAATGACTTCCTCTACCCTGGTGCCGATGCCAAATGAAAGCTGGGCAGACGCCCGATCGGTGGCCGGCTGCCCAGACCTGCAGATCAGTCTTGTGATGATCTCTGGTGAGCCTGGCTCGCGCTCGCGCAAGGTGTTGGTCACGAAGCCTGTAAAAATCGCGTCTACGTTGTCGTTGTACCCAGCGCGAAGCACGATGCTCGAGCGCTGGGCGATGGCTGAGCCCTTGTTCATGTTGTAGAGGCGGATGTCGGCGAACGACAGCGCGTCACCGGGAGAGATATCAATGTTGAACTGGATGCGGAACTGCCGGCGACCGGACTGGAGCCCAATGTACGGCTGGCCGTTCACGTCAATCGACCAAACACGCTCTCTCATGTTTCCACCAGTGGAGGTATCCAGACGAGGAAGTTATCGATGCCCAGGTTATCGAGGGTCACGTCTTTGCCGGTGAACACCATCTGCCCGATACCGGATCGGTAGCTCTGGATGATGTCGCTGCCAGGCTCGAGCATTGCACCGGCCACGATGCGGCTGCCGTCACGTAGCAGGTTCATGGACCAGGCTGGCGCATCCAGGTAGGAGATAAAGTCAATTTCAAAGTCGATCAGGTTGTCACCGAGCTGAACGCCAAAACGCTGGTGAGCGTTGGCGGCACCGGCGCGCAGCGGGATGGTGTACATCAGACGACTCCGTCAAGAATTCCATTTACCGACTTTGAAACACTGTCGGATGCCTCTTTGGCAATTGCCTGTCCGCGGTTGATGGCGCGGGTCAGCGCCGACTTTGACGGGTCTCCGTCGCGCAGTTGGTCCGGCGTGCACTGGTAGTCCCGCTGTATGCGGTCGAGATCGATGATCTCCTGCATCTCCACAATGAACTCAAGGCCACCCTCGTTCCGGGGCTCCTTTGTTCGGGACAGGCGCGTGATAGCCATGTTCTTCAGCAGGATGTCGCCGGCGTCGATGTCGAACGGGTCGTACGATTTCATCAGCCAGATCAGGAAGTCGAGCGTAGTGCTTGCACGGGTTTCGTCACTACCCGCCAACCAGCCGGCAGACAGACCGGCCACCGTGGAAACGATGGGGTTGTCGGTCAGATTGGAAAGCGCGCCGCCGAGGAAATCCGTCAGTTGAACCTTGACCGGGTTGTTGCTGATAGCGCCGGTCATGGTCCACTTGAAGGGATTCAGGATTCGGTGATCCGATATCCTCACCCCCGACTCAATCGGGATGGAGGTAATCGTAACCGTAGCCTCGAACGTGTCTTCCAGAACCGCATCGAACGAGTAGCCAGCAATGGTCGGGGCCTTGCGCGTGAAGATGTTGATAATGCTCACGGCTATCGCTCCGTTGTGGTCTTCAGGTCGCCCAGCGTTTCGTAGTTCTGGCGCTCGTTGACCTGCATGATTTTTGACTCAAGCGCCTGGCCGTCGATCTGGATGGTTGCGTTCAGGCTGCTTTCAACCTTGATCGGGGTTCGATTCAGCGCCCCGGCCAATGCCTCGGCGTTTGCTTGACGGTCTTCGTCTGGCGTGGCTCCGCTCGATGGCGGCATGCTATCGGAGGCCGATCTGTCCCTGTGCTCAAGGAAGTCGACATCCTCCTGGGACCGAATGACCTTGCCCGTGTATTCCTCGGGCTTTTCATACCTGAAGCTGCTGCTTTGTGTTGGATTGCCATCGCCGCCGAACATCAGCTCCATCGGCCCCTTGATTCTTTCCAGCCCGGTGACGCCCTTGAGCATGTCGTCGAAGCCGCTGGCGGCCTCGCCGTAGCCGGGCACGTACTCATTCAAGGATCGGTTGAGCAGGTTCGATCCGATCGCGCCGCCAGTAATTGCCATACCGGCAGCGCCTGACTTGCTGATAAGACCCCCAACCGATGTAAGCCCCAGCTTGGCGAGCGTTGCGCCAACCACTGCCGCAACGGACGAGGCGCCCAGCGCGGCTGTTGCTTCCGGGTTGTTTGAGGCGTAATCAATCGCACCGCTGATGTTTCCGCGATGGTCCTTGAGGAATTCGTTGAGTGCGCTTCCTGCGCCTACAAGGCTTTTCATGAACTTCTCGGACAGCTCATTGCTGACGCCGTCAATGATCAGCCCAAACTCGGCCGAGTTTTCGGCGAGCTTCCTTGCGTTATCGGTCAGTTGGTCGACGCTTCCGGTCAGCGAGTTGGCCCGCTTCATGGTGTCGTCCAGCTTCTCTACGCCGCCGGCCAGCGAGCGGAATACACCGTCTGACAGCCCGAGCGAGCTTTGAACCTGGGCGCGCTGCCCCTCGTCCAGCTTGGGAATCATCTCCGCGAGCGCGCGCATGAACTCTTCGCCAGTGCTGGTCTGATACAGCGAACTGACATCAATGCCGGCTGTTGCCAGATCATTGATTGGTCCGGCATCACCCTTTAGGCGAAGGTTGTTTTGGATTTCCTCGAAGCGCTTCAGGGTATCGACGGCGTCCTCTGCGTCCCCACCCATCAGTTTTAGGGCGTTGCCGTAGCTGTACACGGCCGCCTGAGACGTGCGCATGTTCTGCGTGGACATGGCCAGCTTGTCGACCTTGCCCGCGACACCAACGATAGCGCCAGCAGCCGCACCAAACGCACCGACCAGCGATGCAGAAATGCCCAGCGCGCCCGACTTGATTCCATTCAAACTGGCGTTGATCTTCTTGTCGCCCGCTTCAAGGGCTTTGGTGTCATAGCCGATGCCGATCAGGAATGACTTCAGTACTTTGCTAGCCATTCTTCGCAGCCTCGTATTGATCCCACAGTTCGTCCATCGCCTGATTGAAGCGCTCTACGCTCGCTAGAGAGTGGGTGCCGTCTTCAAGCTGGGCCCAGGTGCAAAGCGGCGGGCAAACCCCGACAATCCCCACACAGGGCCGCATCAGGAACCAATTTACTGCGCTGCGCTTGCCGCCCCTTCCTGCCGAGCGCCTTTTGCGCCGCTTGGCAGCCAATCGAAAAAATCGGAGAGGTTCCAGCGCAGCAGTTCCGACAGCAGCTGGTTGTACTGCACCATCTTTCCGCCGAAGTCGGCGACGGTGACCGGGCGCTCGGTGCCGTTGATCAGCACGCGGGCCATGATCATCTGCGCGACCTGGGCTTTTACGTCCTGGCGCATCGACATGAACATTGCGCAAAGCATCTGATCGTCTACTTCCAGGCCGGCGCCTGCCGCCGTGGCGAATCGCTCCAGCACGGCGGCAGACAGCAGGGACATCAGGCGGTCTTGGTCGACAGCGCTGGCCATGGCGGCGTTGTATTGCACGCCGCCAACGGTGAATGATTTAACGCTCATCTATCAGCCCCTTGTCGCTTCCCAGATATTGAAGTGCATCGTGAACTGGTCGTCCGTGATGGTGGAGCCGGCCCGGCCGCGCTGGCCGTCGTTCGCGATGATGCCTTCAGAGCCAAGCGCCGTTTCCAGCGTGCCGATCTGGGTGAAGGTCAGCGTGATGTTGGCGTTCGAGTTCATCAGCCCCTGCACGTATGCGGAGTCGGACGAGCCCGGGTTGAGGTAGACGTTCACCTCGCGGCCCGGGTTTTGGCGGTCGAGGCGCACGGCGTTCCCACCCTGGCCCCGGCGCAACTGGCTGCGCGGGTCGATCGGCGCGTCCGTGTACGGGGTAGCGGTTTCGCCCCAGTCCTGGATCTGCCGGCCATTGATGGTGACGACTGTCAGGTCGTTCGAGAAATTACTCAGGCTCATGGGTCACCTATCAATAAACGTCGAGGTCGACATCAACAATGCGGATGGAGCCTTTGCGGAATAGTCGGATACGCAAAGGAGCTGCCTTGTGGTCATCCCGATCAACATCTGAAAGGTCAAGAATTTCCTCAGGCTTGGTCAGGATCTCGAAGCCAAAGGTGTACTTCTCAAGACCATCATCAGGATCGGTGTAGTTGCGCGGGCCGAGATAACCGTTGCCGACAAAGGTCCGAAGGGTTGCGCGCGCAGAACCGATCAGCGTTGCCTGGCCAGCAGGGTCTTGACCCAATTTGGTCGGCTGATTTGCCGTCGTGTTGTAGAGGGATGTGCGCAGGAAGTTGATGCACGCATCAAGATTCACAACGTCGTCAATGGTCTCCCCATAGGTGCTATGGGTGTTGGTATTGATCCATCGACCCACGTCTTTCGAGCCCTGATTGTCCACTTCCGTGTAGAAGGCGACGTTCTTGGACTTGCTTTTCATGGTCGTATAGGCCGTACCGCTTAGAGATTCAGCGATCACGCCTGGAGATTTCTTGTACTCGCCGTCAATGGTCGAGTTGTCGGCGCTGTAGTTCACGGCAGCGAAGTGCTTGGCCAGGGCCGAGCCTGAGTAGGCGTCAGTGGCGTGCGCGGCAGTGAATGCGTGACGGAAGCCGGCAGAAGTCAACTGAGTTGCAATATCGTCAACATCAGCCGGGTCGCGAATCTCGCCTACCGATGCGCCAGTCTGGTTGTCGATGAACATGCTGGTGTTGTCTTCGCACCATTGGGCGATTGCCAGCACGTCCGCCTTGACCGCCAGAACTGGAGCCGTCCACATGGTCCAGTACCACCAGGTGATGTTCCGGGCCTTGTTGAGCGTGGCAGCACGGGTAGCGTCGGCGGTGGCCGCACCCCAGACTTGAATCTGGCGGGTTGCCGGAGTGCCGCCAAGCCAGCGCTGAGCCGCCTTGTACGTCTCGGTGGTGTCGGCGAAGTCTTCAGACAGCGCGGGAAGCGTGAAATAGGTCCGGTATGTGTCCGGCGCGAAGCCCACCGGCAGCTCAAGCTGCGGAGCGAACAGCATGGCGCTGGCAAAGTTCGCATTACCAAGGCCTGCCGGGCTGATCCTGGCGTTGATGCGGATGATTTCTGAGGCGGGGTAACTCATCTCGAGCGCTCCAATGATTTATGCGGGGTCAATTTCGACGGTGAAGGTCTCAATGACCCGCGCCTTTTCGTTCTGGAGCGCCACTTCGACGCTCAGGATGTTGTTGATAGCCGGAAGGCT